TTCTACCGAAATAAAGATGAACTAGTAGACGCTATTTTGGGGTACCAAGACTTAAACAAGTTGATGACTACATATGTAGTTCCATATCTTGGTGGAGACACCACAAGAACTAACTTGGGTAAGTCTAGGATCGTAAACAAAAAGTCACTCATGGTAAAGGGAAAGGTACATACCAACTTTAAGTCCCATGGTGCAGAGACTGGTCGTTTCTCATCGTCTGAGCCAAACCTACAAAATATCCCTAGCAGTGGGCANTATGGAAAACTAATCCGTAATCTTTTTGTTGCTCCTCCAGGATACAAGTTGATTGTTGCTGACTACTCGCAGATTGAGCCACGCATTATTGCCTCGTTCTCTCGTGACCCCATTATGCTTGAGAACTACCTGACTGGTGGTGATATTTACACCACGATTGGTAACACGATGGGATTAGATCGCAAAGCAGGTAAGGTCTTAGTTCTTGCCATGTCATATGGCGTTGGCCCAGATAAGATNGCCCAAAGNATTGGNTGNACCGTTACAGAGGCACGAAAGTTGTTAGATGATTTCACCAAAAAATTTAATGATATTCAAAAATATCGTGCAAAGGTTATCCGACAAGCAGTAGCCAATGGATCCGTTCCTTTTGTGGAGACTATTTTTGGTAGACGCCGTTACATCCCAGACCTCAAGAGTGGGGATAAGGGGCTAAAGAACAGAGCCGAACGACAAGCCTTTAATACCATGATTCAAGGATCTGCCGCAGATTTGATGAAATTAGCCATTGTTCGGGCACATTCCTGTTTCTTGGACGAGCCAGACGTAAATGTCATACTTACAATCCANGANGAGTTAGTAGTTGTAGCACGTGAGGATTTAGCGGATGAAGCAGCCGAAGCAGTAAGGGAGTCAATGGAGGGCATCAAACTTTCAGAAATTATTGTTCCATTGATTGCTGAAGTAAAAGTAGTAGATAAATGGGGTGACGGTAAGTAGTGGAATTTGCGTCCTTCTCATGGGTTGTGTAACATACGAAAAGGAACAACGTCAATAGAAGGGCAAAATAGTGAGTAACGCAGACTGGTGGGCTAAGCAGTTAGGTACACAAGTACCAGCACAACAACAACGTCCAGTAAATGACCCAACTCCACCGTCACAACAACCTATGACGCCGTTCATACCACAGCAACCTCAGCAACCCTCTCTTCGTATTGGAAGTGCAGCACAAACTCAAACCTGTCCTGAATGTGGTAGCGGTAACTACATGGCTGTTGCTAATGCGGCAGCACGATGCTATGACTGTGGTTATCCAGTTGGACAATCGGGTTCTCGCTACGGTGCATTGACTGGTGCCAAGATAGAAGGAAATGCAAAGCAAGCGCAAGGCAATGACACAGCAAGTAACTGGAATCCACAGGGAATCATTGGGAGAATTGACGGATGAATGATGAAGCCAAAAAAGTTATGGCATTACTTAACAAAAAGTTTGGTGACAATGTCGTTGTATTGGCTAGTGACATACGCTCTGACCTCATACCTCGCATTACCAGTGGCTCTACTACTCTTGACTATGTGCTTGGTGGTGGTTTTCCTGGCAACCAATGGAATGAACTTATCGGGGAACCATCCCACGGAAAAACAGCGTTGGCTCTCAAAACAATTGCAGCGAATCAACTGGTAAATCCAGAACACACAACGGTTTGGGTAGCAGCAGAGCAATGGGTTCCTGAGTATGCAGAGATGTGTGGCGTAGATACCACACGAATTATTGTTATAGAAACCAGCATCATGGAAGAGGCCTATCAAGCCGTTATTCAATTTGCTGAATCAAAGTCAGTAGATGCAATCGTTATAGATTCTTTGCCAGCACTTTCTCCTGCTCCAGAAATGGAAAAGGATATGAGCGAAGCAACCGTTGGTAGAGGAGCCTTACTCACCAACAAGTTCTTTCGTGTTGTTGGCACTGCAATGAAGCGGTCGTTGGTTGAAGATGAGCGTCCCGTCCTTGGTCTCATCATCAACCAATACCGTATGAAGATTGGTGTGATGCATGGAGATCCACGCACTACTCCTGGAGGAGAAGGTAAGAACTATGCATTCTTTACACGTTGTGAAGTAAAGCGTGATGAGTGGATTGAGATTGGTTCAGGAACTAATAAGGTAAGAGTCGGACAACGCATAAANGTTCGCACACTGAAGAACAAGACTGCACCACCACAACGCATCGCTTACTTTGACTTCTACTTTGCAGATGGTGGAGATTGTGCTCCTGGTGAATTTGATTTTGCCAAAGAAATTGCATCTCTTGCTGTAATCAAAGAGATCATTCAACGTAAGGGTGGATGGTATTACTACGGAGAAAGAAAGTGGCAGGGTATTGAACCTGTTATATCTAGCATCCGTGAAGAATTAGACCTTAAAGAAGAAATCCAAAAGTTAGTTCTAGAATCATCCGACAACCCAATGGCAGGAGTAGCAGATGAGTAAGCCAGAGTTCATTGTCAACGACGAGGCGTGGGCACACGATCTAGAAAAAGGCGTTGAGACTTACACTGACATGCTCTTTGAAGCGGTGTGGGAAGGCACAGAAGATTCTATTCCTGAGACATTGTCAGGTGAACCCTTCTGTGGTTGCTCTGCTTGTTTTTGGCGTGAAACTCTTTTCTTCTTAGTACCGAAAATAATCAGGGGGTACGAAGAAGGACAACTAGAACTTGAAGAGTGAAGGACAGAAGCAGTCACAAAAGCACGAGAAGCGTCTAGCCAAAAAGACTAGCGGTTCTCGTACTGCTGCATCTGGGGCCTTTTGGTCACGCAAAGGAGATGTCCGTAGCGACGATCTTCTAATAGAACACAAGTGGACAGGAAAGAAAACCTTTACATTAAAAGCAGAAACACTAGAGAAAATTGTGACAGAAGCAATTATTGATAGTCGGATGCCGCTCTTAGGAATTAGTCTAAATAATAAAAATTATGTATTATTAACGGAAGATGATTTCTTTGAGATGAGAGAGAAACTACAAGAAAATGGATGAGCCAGAATATGCTTGGAGGTACAATGCAAGATGCAGAGGTAAAGATGAAACCACACTTATATTCTATCCGCCAAGGGATAAAGACCAATATAAAGATTTGGCAACTCAAGCGAAAGGTTTCTGCTTTGGAGAATCAGGTAAGAACCCTTGCCCAGTACGTGCAGAGTGTCTCTGGGATGCTGTCTCAAGAGAAGAACCACACGGAATCTGGGGTGGACTAAGTCACCGTGAAAGAAATGCTTTAATAAGAAAGTGGACTAGATTAAAACGCACCAAGAAAACAACCCTAAACCTACAAGAATTTATATTCAGTAAGGAATACTAATGGTTAATGATTTAAAGAAGTTTCTTGATGCAAAGAAGAGTGATCACCGACTTATGGGCGATGTAGAACGACACCTATTAATGAAGCCTAAGGGTGATCGTCGTACTGATGTTTTGCACCCTTCTGAAATTATTAAACGTGATTGGTGTCATCGTTATTCTTGGTACCTATTAAACGGTGGGGTAAAGAAAGAAGAAAAAGTAGGAATGCGCCTTCAAAACATATTTGATGAAGGCCACTACATACATGAGAAGTGGCAGACACGCTTTAAAGAGATGGGAGTTCTTTATGGCAAGTTCTCTTGTAAGAATTGTGGCGCGATAGAAACAGGTTTATCTTTAAGCAACTGTTCAGCATGCAACTCTCCCTACTTAGAGTACAAAGAAGTTTCTCTTTACGATGACTCAGTAAGAATCTCAGGCAGTACCGATGGTTGGATTAAGAACATCGGAGATGACTGTCTAATTGAGATTAAGTCTATTGGTGCAGGCACATTTAGGTTTGAAGCACCTGATTTGTTGATGGATGCCGATAACGATCCAGCAAGAGCGTGGAAGAGTGTTCGTAGACCATTCCGTAGCCACCTACTGCAGGGTCAGATGTACTTAGAACTTGCCAAGCGCATGTATGGTGATGAGGCTCCTAAAGAGATCGTCTTTATCTATGAGTTTAAAGCAGATCAAGATTACAAAGAATTCACTTCAAAGGCTGACTTTGAAATTGTAGAAAAGATTTTCTATCATGCTCAGAAAATTACTGAGGCTACAACGATGCCAGAGTGCAATATAGACAAGGATGGCTGTAAGCAGTGCAACTTGATCCCATAGTACAGAGAGGTTTGGACTTACCTAAACCTGTATACGAACAGGCTGTCCTTCCTCCAGACATAACTGAATTAAGCAGTGACCAACTGGCTGAGATGTTTACGATCCTTACTGGTTGGGCTGACTACATGGCTTCCCAGTTGGTACAGGCTCAGTTATCTGAGCGGGATGCCCTTAGACGGGCGGAGTTTGCTGAGAATAAGGCGTTAGTAAAGAACACTCCCCCACCCAAGGGAGTAACTATGACCGTCATCAAGGCTCAGATAGACATAGACCCAGAGATAGTCGATTTGCGGGACAAGTACGAAGAGAAGTATGCTTATCGAAAGTTACTGGAAATGATGTTGAACAACCAAGAACGAGACATCACTCTGGTATCGAGGGAAATAACACGAAGATCACAGGGAACACTACGAAGGGATACGTTCTTAACATGATCATTGGTCTATCAGGTTATGCTCAATCTGGTAAGGATGAAGTAGCAAAGATCCTTGTGGAAAAATATGGTTATCAACGATTGGCATTCGCAGATGCCATTCGTGATCTTTTATACGAATCAAACCCAATAGTCAATGAACTAGCCAGCGGTATTAAGCATGCCGTTGACCAACGTGGTTGGGATGAGATAAAGAAAGTACCTGCTGTAAGAACTCTTTTACAAAACACAGGAGTAGCCGCCCGTACTGTACTGGGTGACGATGTTTGGGTAATTGCTGTTCTTCGTAAGATAGAAAAACTCAGATACAATTACGTGATCTCCGATGTTCGCTTTGAAAATGAAGCAACGATGATTCGTAAGTGTGGTGGTGAAATCTGGAGAGTAAAACGTCCAGGAATAGAAGCAGTAAACGGTCACGTATCTGAAACAGAGATGGATCATTACAAAGTTGATAGGATTTTACATAACGGGGGATCGTTAGGTGAACTAGAGTCACTAGTTCAAACTAGAATGGATACCCTGTTACATGCCGACAAAACTGATTGAAGGAAACCCAATCCCTAAGGGATCAAAAGTTGCTATTGGTATTGATCAATCGTTAACGGGATTCGCCCTAACAATTATTGATGTCTCTCTTCCCAGTAACTATATTACGTGGGTATATAAGTCCCCTTATTTTGGTATTGAAAGACTAGCCGACATTCGTCAATGGCTATCAGACAACCTCTACTACGCCGATGAGCACTGGGACGTAATTGATCTGTCCCTAGAGGGTACGGTGCTTGCCAGTCATGCAGCCTTGGTGTTGGGAGAGTTATCTGCGGTCGTTCGTTTGAC